CATTACCCACCAGAAGAAGCCTATGATAATTTAGGTATTTATGGTGGTGATGATGGTGTCACCTTTGACCTGCCGCCAAACACACTCATGCGCACAGTTGCGAAGTTCGGCATGTCATTCAAAGCCGAAGCAATAGATAAAGGGAATCCAGTGCCATTCTTAGGCCGTATTTATTTGGATCCATGGACCACAAGCGAAAGCATCTGTGATGTGCTCAGACAATTCCGTAAATTACACCTTACGGCAACACCTACAATTGTCCCTAACGCATTGGTCCTACATCGGAAAGCCATTGGCATCCTTGCAACCGATCCCAACACGCCTGTCATAACATCATGGGCTAAAACAGTTGAACGGTTAATGCCTAAAGCATTGGGCATCTATCCAATTGCCAAACATCGGCAATACGCAGCAACAAGCGTTGACCAGAGTTATTGGGCCAAATATTCTACGGACGTACAGTTCGTCCCACCCTCTGATCGTGATTACGCCATTGCACTTGTATGCGATAATCTCGGTATAACCATCAGTGAGATTGAAAGGATAGAGAAGAGTTTTCAAGATGCCACTTCACTTGAAGACTTATATAAGACAGACCTTATCTACACCGAAATGAAGGTCCTCATTGACGCCATTGTTGGCCGAGAGTTAGTCTACGCCCAGCCTCGCAAGACCATTCCTGAAATGGTCAAGGACAAAGCCAAATTAAAAGTCGAACTTTGCCGCTTTATTGCTAAGAACACCGTATGCAAATATGGCGACAAATGTATATTCAGCCATCATATTCCTAAGACTACCAGTAAAACACCGCTCACAGCAAAACCATCTGCTAAGAGCGGGGTAACACTCAAAGCGACACCACCTGCTAAGAGTGATGGCAAGCCTAAAATAAGTTTAAAGAAGAAATAAACATTGCTACTGCGAATTATCCGTAGTGGCTTGCGAAATTAAACAATTATTATATTACTATTATTATTAGGTAATTATTAGTTATTATTATATTTATTATTATTATTATATATATATATTACCGAAGGAAAACGGTTTTAACGTTGTGAAAACGGGCTATAAGCTAACCATATTATTATTATTATTATTATTATTATTATTATTTTACAACACTGACGTAAGTGGCACACAAGTGGTTTAAGTACCCACCTTTCAGAACATCCGAAAAGGTTATATCTACGTTACAGTGCATGCATTTTCTATAATGCTTAGGTGTTATTATTTATTTATTCTTATTATTAGTTATTATTCACTAATTTATTATATATATACACTACCGAAGGAAAACGGTTATAACGTCGCGGAGACGGGCTATAAGCTAACCATAAACATGATAATAACAATTTATTCATTATTATTATTATTAAGTTTATTTCGCAAACCACAGCGTTGATGACGCATGTGGCACATAAGTGGTTTAAGTACCCACCTTTGAGAACACCC